TTGCTGCTCAATAAAACGAAATATATCCTGAGAAATACTTGTTGATAAAATGCTTTTGGTTACAAGAGTTTCCATCAACACTTCACCAGTTGACACCGAAACTAATCTTAATGATATAGTAACTGTGTCTTCTCGGTATTGTTTACTATTACCTATCCCTAAGTATCTAGCACCAATACCACCAGATTTTAGATTAGCCTCATAAGAGACTACTCCACCCTGAACTAATAGCCCTGCAAAAAGCAAAGGCTTCATCTTGTTATCTTCTTCAAACTCTTTACGAGTACTCCGAATTAGTTGTCTTTCTTTTGTAAGGTCATCTAAACCTACACGTTCAACAACTCTAAAAAATTTTCCACCAGATGTATGTTTAAAAGCTCTAATTAAAAAAGCTTCTGGAGCTTGAGTAATAGCTGTACTAAACAAAGCAAAAGTACTATTACTTCTTCGTTGCCCTGTTAAATCTTTAAAGCTATTAGGATATATAGCTATAGTAGGCTGTACTTTGGCTGCTGGTAAATTTCTTAATGTTTCTGATTGTAGCTCTAAGGTAGAAGGAGACTGTATTTTTTTTGTTAATACTAAGTCATCATTCTCATTTAGAACAGCACAACTAGAAAGTAAAACTACCAATAGGCAACTGAATAACCGTGACATTTCCATCTGCATCCGTAATTGTAAGTGTTA